ACGAGCTGGAGGCCCTGGAGAGCGCCGGGACGAAATCCAGCCGGGTATCGTTCGGCAGCCCGAGGAGGTTTTCATGATGAGCTGGTTCCAGAGACTGTTTCCTGGTTTGGCCCTGAAGCGGGAGATCCGGCTCAGGCAGTTGGAACTATTGGGAAGCGGAAAGAGGAGCATAGAGGCCATCTCAGGCAACCGTACCCGCAAGGATTTTCTGACCACGTCTGAAAGCCCGGATGCGGCCATCGCCGGCAGCATCGACACTCTGCGGAAGCACGTCCGGCAGCTTGAGTACAACAACGGCTATGTGTCGGGGCCCATACGCCGGATCGCCAACAACACGGTCGGCCACGGCATCCGTTTTCAATCCCGGCTGCGGTCTGACGACAAGGGGATCGTTCCCAAGATCAATCAGACCATGGCCGACCGGTTCAACGCTGAAATGGAGCGGTCGTTCAAGTTCTGGGCGAAGAAGGCGGATCTCCGGTTGATGTTCGATTTCTACGAGCTCCAGCACCAGGTGGAAATGGCGCTGCTGCGGGACAATGAAGTTCTGGTGATCGGCCGCAACAGCAAGCGCCGGGACCGGCTCATTCCCTACTGTCTGGAAGTCCTGGAAGCGGATCGGCTGTCAACGCCCATGGGCGAGATCCATAATCCGAAGATCCGGCACGGCATCGAATACGACGACGAGGGGGTGCCGGCCTATTACTTTGTGCTCAAGGTTCATCCCGGCGAAACCCTGTCGACTGCCCGGAAGCGTGACGAATACGAGCAGGTGCCGGCCTACAATCCAAACGGCACCAAGAAGGTGCTGCACCTGTTCAACCCCATGCGCCCGGAGCAGACCCGGGGCCTGTCGTTCTGGTCGTCGGGCTTAAAGGACATGCAGGACCTGGACCGGTATATGGAAGCGGAAAAGCTGGCGGCCCTGGAAGCGGCTTGTCTGACCGGCGCCATCAAGACAGAGGCCCCGCAGGAATGGCAGGGAAACTACACCAACGCCTCGGACTCGGATGATTACGACCGCATCCACGAGTTCGCCCCCGGCATGATGCACTACCTGCGCCCCGGTGAATCGCTTGAAGTGTTCAACCCCGCCCGTCCGAACAGCGCGTTCGGAGACTATGTGGCGCAGCTACTCCGGGGGGTTGCCTCGGCCCTGGACATCCCCCCGGAGCTGCTCACGCAGGATTGGCATGGCATGAATTACAGCAACGCCCGGACGGTGCTCTTGCAGTTCTATCTGCCCTGCAGAATCCGGCAGGCTTACCTGTCGTTCCACCTGAACGAGCCCGTTTACCAGAACGTCATGAACGCTCTGGTGGCCAAGGGGCGAATTCAGGCACCCAATTTTTTCGCTCGGCTGGACGACTATCTTTATGCGTCGGGTTGGATACCGCCCGGCTGGCAATGGGTGGACCCGGTCAAGGAGGCCCAGGGCAAACAGATCGAAGTGGACAACGACTTTGACACGCTGGCCAGCATCGCCGCCTCGAAGGGTGTTGATTGGGAGGAAAACATCGAGCAACGGGCGCGGGAGCTCCAGTTCAAGCAGCGCATGGAGGAAAAATACGACATCAAGTTTCCGGCGAAGGGTTCCGGTGGTTCGCCGACTGAACAAGAGCCTGAGGAGGGTGACGAAGATGAGGACGAGAGCGAGTCTAAATCAAAATCTATTCTATCGGTCATTCGAAATTGAACGGGCGGCGGTCGATGAGGACGGCCGCACGGTGGACGTATCGTTCAGCTCGGAAACGCCGGTCAAAAGGTGGTTCGGTGACGAATACCTGATGCACGGCAAGGGCAACGTGGACCTGGCCCGTCTGAAGTCCATGGGTGCCGCCCTGCTCAACCATGATCCGAGCCGGATCGTGGGGGCCGTCCAGAATCCCCGCATCGAGGACAACCGGGGCCTGGCAACGGTGGTGTTCGACGACGATGACGATGGAAACAGGGCGTTCGGCAAGGTGAAATCCGGCAGCCTAAAGGGCCTGTCGGTCGGATACCAGGTGTCGAAATTCAGGGATGTCACGGAGGGTGAGGAGTTTGACCCCGGCGACGGCCGCAAGATCAAGGGCCCGGCCATGGTCGCCCTGCGCTGGCAGCCCTACGAAATATCGTTCACGCCGATTCCCGCTGATTCATCGGTCGGTGTCGGGCGGTGCGCTGTTCGCAGCCTGGACGGGATCGAAATAGAACATAAACCAAAGCACACGGAGGAAAGCACAATGGAAAGACATGAAATCGTCGATTTGATCCGCTCGGAACTGGAGAAGCTGGAGCTCCCCACGGCAGAGGAAATCGCCGAGAAGATCCAGAACGGCCAGCGTATTTCTTATCAGGTTGAGCCCGATGTCGCTCAAGAGCTTCTGGGCCGGGCGCAAGCCGTGTCGCAGGAATGCCGCAGCAAGGTCGCGGACATGATCGTCACCGGCAAATCGGAGCTGGAGATCCTGCGGGAGATCGGCAACATGCAAGCCGCCCCGGACGGCCAGGATAATTCCAGGGATCAAGACCCGGCCAACAACGACAAGACCGGCCTGGTCGAGCGCATGAGCGATGAGGCTTTCGACCGGATGATTCTGGAGCATCGTTAATAACCAACCTTAAAAACGGAGGAAAATATCATGGCTGTCAACAAAGGACCTTGGCTGAAGAACTTGGACGGTGCCGGCCAGCCGCTGGTGATGCCCGGATTGGTTCAGGCTGGAAGCACCCAGGAGATCAAGCGGGGCGAAATCTGCGTGTTCGATGAAACGTCCGGCTACTTCGAGCCTGTCGATGCCGCTGGTGATTACCAGTATTCCCTGGCCATCGCGGCTGAGGAGCAGAAGTCGGACGACTCGGCCCGGTACATGAATTTTTACATGCCCCGTGAGGGTGATGTGTTCGAGATGGAGCTGTCGGCTGCGGCTGCGGTGGCGTTGGGTGATGCGCTGATCCTGGTGGCCAGCGAGAGCCAGGAGCTTACCCGTGACGTGGACGGCGCCGGCGTGGCGATGAGTGTCGGCACGGACAACTACCCGCAGACCGGCACGACCTTGATCAGCAAGAGCCATGTTCAGTTCGTGGTGAACCGGGCGTACAGCTACTGGTACCAGAACGTGCTCCAGGTCAACCTCAAGCGGGTGATCACGCTGACGGCGGCTTACACCTGCAAGCTCGGTGACTGCGGGGCGATCCTGAACAACTTTGGCGCTTCCGGCGCCGTGGCGGTGACCGCCCCGAATGCCATTGTTCCCCGTGGCTGGAACATTCGCATGGTCTGCGGTGCGGCCCAAGCGTTCTCGTTTGACCCCAAGCCGGACACGGCCAAGATCATCATCGCCGGCGCCGCTCAGGCTGCCGGCATGTATGCCAGCATCACCGACGAGGGCGACTTCATGAATCTGGTGTGGGACGGCACCAACTGGATTGCCGACCTGTCGATTTCCGGTGCTGACGGAGACATCTCCATCGAATCGTAATCAAGTTCAAACCCTATAATCACGGAGGAAAAACAATGAAACGCAAACTGATCAGCTCTGGCATTCGATACGGGCATCCCGGGCCGGATGCGTTCAGCGTTCGTGAAGCGGCCCTGAACGATCCGGTCAACTTCATGAACAAAATGCAGGAACGTATTGATGCCGGCAACATCACCCTGTCCAACCTTCCGCTGCAACCCCTGTTCCGTGACCTGTATGACGTCAAGGTGCCGGTGACCATGGAAGTCGGCGGAAAGTTCCGGGCCCTGGACGCCGGGGCGTTCCCGATCCTGACCGGTTCGACCATCATCAAGGCCATCAATGACCGGTATTTGTCGGTGGAAACCATCGGCCAGAACCTGGTGGAGGAGATCGAGGACAACAAGCGGGTGACCACCATCGCCGCCATCCATGCCCTGGACAACAACGTCGATGAGGTCAAGGAGCTCGATGAGTACCCGGAGATCAGCGCCGATGAAGAAAAGGTGGAGATCCGGCACAAACCGAACGGCCGGCGTCTGTCGATCACGCAGAACATGATTGATGAGAACGAGGCCGCCGACATCGTGGAGCGGGTGAACGCTCTTGCCG